GACACATTTGCCGTTTGGGATGCAGTTGATGGTGTTATAGCTTTGGCATGGGAAAATATAAATGCTTATGACGCATACCCAGATAAAAGACTTTGTTTTAAATTTGGTGAGCCTTTGAAAGATATTGAAGGCAAGCTATACGAAAAAGACCTAATACTAAACTACAATAAAGAATATCATGGAGAAACAAAATAATTTAAACGAATTAAATATGGATTACACAACTTATACCAAAGTAAAGGGTAAGATGAATCCGCAAGACAGAAAAAGTGTAACCATTACTGGTGATAAACCAACTACATCATCTACGTCTATGAGTACAACTATGGAAGAAAATGAAGTGATTCAACCACAAGACAAAGCAACCATCAAGTATCTTTCCAACGTGAAAGATGCCAATACAGGTGAGGTTTCTAAACCTTTTACCATCGGTGACAAAAAATATCAAATGATTAGAGGTGTTCATCCAACTGGAGAAGTTGGTTTAGCTGTATTTTGTCATGATGATATGGATGACAATGGTGAAAATCTTATTCATGCTATGGAATATTTTGAAGAAAATGTTGCCAAACCTATGAAAGAAGAAATGGGTATGGTTGGTCAAGATATTCAAGTGGTTCCAAAAGTTAAAGAAAGCGGTTTTGATTATGCGGCTGCCGAAAGAGAATATCACGATAAAGAGGCGTTTATGGATTATTTGAATTTGAGTGATGTTGAACCAATATATAAACATTTCTTTGTGAATATAAAGAATGGTGAGATTGTAGCTAAGTTTAAAAATACAAAAGATATGGTTAAGTCTGGAATCAAATTAGGACCAGATGAAGATTATATGGATATCAAAACACTAAAGAGATTTAGGTTTGGTGATTATTTTAAAGGTGATGTTAATGAAATGGATGATGCGACTCAAGATAGCGGAACCAACGTTGATAAACTTCAAGCTGATGTTAAAAAATTAGCCACTTTGATTAAAAACAAATTTAGTGTTTATTTAAGTAAATTAGATAAACCAATTGAACAAGCACAATTTTTAACTGCAATGGCCAATGAAATAGGTGTTCCTTTGAATAAATTGAGCACTATCATTAGTAGCTATAAAGATATTGCAGCACAAGATAAAGAAATGACTACTGAAAAGAAAGTGATAACAAAAGGTCAACTTGAAGAAAGTTTAAAACCTAAGAAAACCATAAAAGTAGTAAAAGTAAAAGACATAAAATAATGAGTGATTATAAAAAAATAGCAGAAAACGCTTTAAAAAAAGCCAACAAAGGCAAATTATTAAATGAAAGCGTTATGTATCCAGAAGGTATGTCTGAAAGAATGCATAAAAAACTTGAGGAAGATTTGCTTAACGGAAACCATTCTTTGGGTAAACATCCAATTTTCCCAGATGGTGATGAATCTACTTTTGAAGAAAAGATAATGGGTGAACGTTTTAGTGAAGTCGCTAAACGTTATAAAAGAGCATTTGATGTTAACAGTGTTGATAATAAAGAAGTTATGAAAGAGATGATGCCAATGGTTTATGAAACCATGGGTTTGGAATCTAAACATAAAAAAGCTCTTTCCAAATTGGCAGAAGAAATGATTCGTCAAGAGTTTGACATGAGCAAAGACGTTGTTGAAATACATGCTGAATTGACACCAGAAATCAATATGGTTGGGACCAAAAAGAATCCTAAACCTATGACAAGTGAAATGCAGTTTAAAAACCATGATGAAATGGTAAACGCCAAAGATGAGGTTTATAGAAGAAGATTTATGAATGCCATGATACAAGGTGCTGCTAAAAAATGCAACCACATGTTCCACATGGTTGATGATGAGTTGACTGATTTGGACCCAAGACTCCCAAACAAGTATGCTAAAATGATGGCGGCTGCTGATTATATGTATTACATTATTCCAGAGATGGAAAATGGTGTAAATGGTGGTGTTGTAAGAGTTCAATTCCCAACAGCATCTAATCCAAAGGCTGTTATTTACGCACAAGCAATGGTTTTTCCAGTGCTTATCCATGAATTGGTCAAGGGTGTGATGGAATTATTATCAGCACACGCTTTACCTAAAAATAAAAGATTGGGTGAATATGTAATTAACAAAGCTGATTTCTTGGCTGCTGAACCATGGGATATGAGAATGGGACCAGGATTATGGGGTAGATTTACGAATATGATTGAACCAGATGATTTTCATTTGAAACATCACATTTATACAGAATTAGCTTCTTTACCAGTTAGAGAATTCAACATTAAAATGAGAGAGATTATGGCTGGTACCAAAGAAGGTAAGAAAATAATCCAAGGCATTGTTAATGAAGTTAAAGCTGGTTTACAAGAAGATGAATTCAATGATGCAATGAATGAGATAAGTAAAAAGAACGAGGGTGCGATGGAATCAATTTCCGATGGTTCCGAAAGCGATAAAGGGTTTGATTTTGAAGACCTTTTTGGTAACCACAACGGTGAAGATTCCGATGATGATTCCGATGGTTTCAAGTTTGATGAATTATTCTAAAATAAAACTTACATAGTTACAATAAGGCCCCAAATGGGGCCTTATTTGTTTAATCTAGGGCACTTTATAGTATAGTAGCATATTTATTGTAAAAAGAATATGCTAACAACGACTGAAATATTTAAAGAGTACGCCAAATGTTTGACGAGTCCAATCTATGCGATTGAGACTTATTTGGAAACGTTTGACAAAACTCAAGAGGGGTTTGTTCCGTTCAAGCTATTTCCTAGACAGAAAGAAATCATACATGCTTATGATAGACATAGATTTAACCTTGTTACCAAACCTAGACAAGCTGGTGTATCTACTACAACAGCTGGATATATGTCAATAAAAGTAGGGTTTGCTGATTCTGAAAATCCAGAAGCGGTGCTAATAATTGCCAACAAACAAGAATTAGCCTTTGAATTCCTTGCAAAGATTAAAGATTTTTTATCTCAATTACCAAGATGGGTTTGGGGTGCTGAATATTACGGAAACGCTAAAAACGAAGCCAAGAGTATTTTCCTCACAGATTCTAAGAAAGAAATTAAACTACCTAACGGTAGTCGTGTAAAAGCGGTTGCTACATCAAAAGATGCGTTGCGTGGTTTCACACCTACATATCTTGTAATGGATGAAGCTGCTTATATTGATAATGGTGCTGAAGTATTCGGTGCCGCTTTGACTGCATTGGGTACTGGTGGTAAGGCAACCCTTATTTCTACACCACGTGGTATGGATGCTTTGTATTACAAAACATACGACCAAGCCAAGAAAAAAGAAAACAACTTCAACATCATTGAAATGAAATGGTATGAAGATTTGCGTTATAATAAAGATTTAAAGTGGTTAAAAGATGAGTTAATTGAAGCAGAGGTAGAGTTTACCTTTCAATCTTATAATAGTAGAATTGATGATGGGTGGAAACCTACTTCATCATGGTATGAAGAAATGTGTCGTGGTATGAACAACGATGCCAAGATGATTGCACAAGAATTGGACGTATCGTTTATTGGTTCTGGTGGTAACGTTATTGATGAACAATATATTGATTTACAAAATAAAAACAATGTAAAAGACCCCATTATTACCAAGGGTGCTGAAAACGAAACATGGATATGGGAACTTCCTCAAGAGGGACATCAATATGTTATGGGTGTCGATGTATCCAGAGGTGATGGTGAAGACTCTTCTACTATTGTTGTAGTTGATTTTACTACAATGGAACAAGTTATGGAGTATCAAGGTAAGATTCAACCAGACTTGTTGGCTCAATTGGTAGAAGAATATGGTGAAATGTACAAAGCATATACAGTAGTCGATGTTACTGGTGGTATGGGTGTTTCTACCGTATTAAAATTGCTTGAATTTGATTACAAGAGACTTCATTATGATAATCAAAATGGTAAGATTTTATCAGCTAGACAAAGAGAACTATCTACTTACAACAAGGAAAATAAAATACCAGGTTTTCATGCAACTTCTGTTCGTTTACCAATGATTTCAAATCTTGAGTTTAAGATTAGAACTGATGGTATCAAAATTCGTTCAGCTAGAATGACTTCAGAAATGAAAACTTTTATCTATAAGAACGGAAGACCAGACCATATGGAGGGTTATCATGATGATTTGCTTATGGCTTTGGGTATGGCTTTGTGGGTAGTTGAACATTCATTTAAAAACTTAGAGAAGTTAGAAAAACAAAACAAAGCTATTTTGAATAGCTGGTTAGCTGGTGTCAATACCAACCCTACGCAAACAGACCTTGAGAGAGGTTCTAGTTTTGTTAGTCGAGAAAACAGAAACAAAACAGCAGCATCAAAACCTAAATTTAATCCAATAGTATCTAAAAATATGCAAGACCCAACTGGTCAGTATATGTGGTTATTCAGCGGAACAAAATAAATAAATCATCAAGAACACTTGGTTTACGTTGTGTGTAATTACGTTCAATAACCTTTATTTTTGGTAAAAAAATAGTATAATTTAATAAAAAACACAAATATGGCAGAAAAACAAAAATTGACAGTGTTTCAAAGGCTCGGACAAATTATTGGGCCAGACGGACCTAAAGTAAAACAAAAACAACCACAACCACAAAGATATAATATAGGCAATGATGTGCTTCTTAAAACAGACAACAAAGCCGATTTTGAGAGAACCAAGTTACAAGCACAACAAAACAAGTACTTGGGTCAAATGTGGAAAAAAGTTGAAAGCGGATTGTTCCAACAATCAATCAACTATGAAACAACACGTATTGGTTCTTATTCGGATTTTGAAGCTATGGAATTCTACCCAACAATTGCAGCCGCTTTGGATGTTATGATGGAAGAATCTTCTACGCTTAATGACAAGGGTAGAATAATGAACATTTATTCAGACAGTAAACGTGTCAAAGGTATTCTTGAGGATTTATTTTTCAATAGATTGGATTTGCATGTATCGTTACCTATGTGGGTAAGAAATACACCTATTAGAGAAAATAGTATTATACCGTTATTAGATGGTACTGAAGTAACAATTAAAGAACTCTCTAACAGGGTTAAATCTGGTGAAGAAATGTGGTCTTATGCTATACAAGATGGTACCAAAGCAATCGTGCCTAGTAAAATAATATGGTGTGATTTAACTAGAAAGGATTCTGAATTGTATCGTGTAACTTTAGATGATGGAACATATATTGATACAACCCCAGACCACGAATACATGCTTAGAGATGGTTCTTACAAAAGAGCCGATGAATTAACCCAAGGTCAATCACTCATGCCTTTTTATACTAGAAAAAGTGAAAAGAAAAAAGATTGTATTGTTGGTTATGAAAAAGTTTATAATCCAAACACTACTAAATATAAATTTACACATTCTATGGTAGCACATGAATGTGTTAGGAATTTAGTTTATGAAAATTCAATTGGTGAACAATTTGATACACATCATAATGATTTCAATAAATTAAATAATCACCCTAATAATTTAATTAGATTAACACATTCTGAACATTTTAAACTACACGTTGAACATTTTGATAAAATATTAGGTTCACCAGAAGTTATTAAAAAACGTATAAAAGGTATAGATAAATATTTACGTTCTGATAAACGAAAAGAAAGATTGTCTAAAGAAATGTCTGGTATCTATCCTAAATATTTTAAACAATATAACAATAGTAATTTACACACAGAACATAATGAAATTCGTTCTAAAAAAATGTTAAGTAACTGGGGTTCTAATGAATTCACAGAAAAAACTAAAAAAGGCATGACCATTGAAATTAGTGATGCTTGTTTAGTATACATTTCAAATTTAATTATCAATAATGAAACTTATATTGGAGTTAATAAATTATCAGAATTACTTAAATTAGATTCTAAGTTTATCAATTTATTTAAAGAAAATTATACTTTAAGAAAAGATATCACTAAATCAATCAACCCAACAACGTTAAATAAAGTTATTTTTAGAAAAACAAATCAGAATTATTTTGATTTTGTTTTTTCTATTAAACCAGAATTAATTTTAGATAAAGCTTATATAAAAGCAAAATCAATTTATTTAGGTAAGATTAAAGAAAAACAACTATTAAACCATAAAGTTGTTTCTGTTGTTAAATTAACTGAAACATCCGATGTTTATTGTTTGGAAGCTGTTGGTCCTAATGGAGAACATGATAGACATAATTTTCCAGTTTGTGGTTTTGACATAAATGGTTCATATTCAAGATGTTCTGGTGTGTTTTTGTCCAACTGCAAGTACGGTGATAACTTTGTTTATTTGAATATTGATGAACAACATGGTGTGTTGGGTGCTAAGCAAATGCCTAACTATGAAATGGAACGTAGAGAAAGTGGATTGTTTGATATGATTACTGGTCGTGATACTCCAAATCACCAAGTAGCAACAGCTGACAAAACAAAATTCTTTTGGAGAGGTCGTGATGTTGAATTCAATTCATGGCAAATTGCTCACTTCCGTTTATTGGGTGATGACAGACGTTTACCTTATGGTACTTCAGTATTAGAAAAAGCTAGACGTATCTGGAAACAACTTATCCTTTCTGAAGATTCCATGTTGGTTTATCGTGTAACTCGTGCCCCAGAAAGACGTGTTTATAAAATATATGTTGGTAACATTGATGATGCCGATGTTGAAGCATACGTAAATACGATTGCCGATAGATTTAAGCGTATGCCAATTATTGACCCACAAACTGGTCAAATGGATTTGCGTTATAATCAGCTTTCAAATGACCAAGATTATTTTATTCCTGTTCGTACAGAAGACGCACCTAATCCAATTGATACCTTGCCAGGTGCTACTAACTTAGACCAAATTGCCGATATTGAATACTTGAGAAGTAATTTATTTACAGCTCTTAGAGTCCCAAAACCATTCTTAGGTTTTGATGATACAACTGGTGAAGGTAAAAATCTTGCATTGCAAGACATACGTTTTTCTAGAACTATCAACAGAATACAACAAGCTATGTTACAAGAATTTAACAAAATAGCTATTATTCATTTGTATTTGTTAGGGTTTGAAGAAGATTTTGATAATTTTACTCTTACCCTTAACAATCCATCGACTCAAGCTGAAATGCTTAAGATTGAACACATGCAAACCAAAGTTACTCTTTACAAAGATGCGGTATCTGATTCTGGAAACGGATTTGGTGCTATGTCAATGACTCGTGGTAAGAGAGATATCTTGGGTATGTCTGATGATGAAATCAAACAAGACTTGCTTGAACAACGTATGGAAAAAGCAGCTGCTGCTGAATTGGCTAACTCTGCCAATGTAATCAAACATACAGGTATGTTTGATATTGTAGATAGAGTTTATGGTGACTTTAAACTAGCCCTTAAAGGTGGTGGAGAAGGTGGAGCCGAAGGTGGAGAAGGCGGTGAAGAAAGCGGTGGCGGTGGAGGCGGTGGCCTCGGAGGTTCATTCGGAGGCGGTGGAGTAGGTGGTGAAGACCTAGATTTTGGTGATGAAAGCGAAGCAGCTACAGAAGCTGGTGGTGAAGAAGGTGCTGCCGAAGCAGAAGCTGGTGCTGAAGAAGCTGGTACTGAAGCTGGTGCTGAAGAAGCAGCTCCAACCGAAGTAACTGAATCGGTAAAAAAAGTACAAAATTTACTTAAAGAACAAAAGGTTGCTTTGGCTAAGAAATTAGACGAAAGAACCAAGAAATATCAAGGTAGATTTGTAGAAAGACTTATTGAATCAGTAAAATCAACCCCAAAAGAACCAATAGAAAAAATAAAAATTTACGATAAAAATGTCAAGGTTAATAAAGAAATTGATGAGATGATTAATGACATTGACAAAATGTTGGATGAGTAATCAATTTTTAGTGTAAACAATGATATTTATTAATTAAACAGAAATCATGACAGATTTAACACCAATTATAAAAAATTTCGGACACATCAAGAGTGTTTATAATACTCTTTTGGCTGAGAGCGTTATGTCGGATGATAAATCAAAAAAAGAGTTGTTCAAAGGTTACGTTAAATCAATCAAAGAAAACGAAATTATTAAGACTCAATTTTTGGTTTATACAAATATTGAACAGAAAGTAGAATCAGATGCAACCAAGGCTGCTATGTTTGTAAAAGAAAATATTGACTTATTTTCTAAGTTCAGCAAGAAAGATATTCTAGAAGCCAATACCAAATTGGTTGGAAATCTTTTATTTGAAAACGATGTGGTAGATAATAAAGAGCTTTATGAAAACATTTCAACTCTTATCTTCACAAATAAAAACCCAGAAACCATTGATGCTATTGTAGAGGCTACGAGCAAAGTTGTTGATTACATTGTAAACAATAAAACCAAAACTTTAACTGAAGCAATCGAACTACCTAACAGTATGTTAAGTACAATGATGGTTGAGAAATACAATGAAAAATACGCTTCGTTGGATGAATCTGAAAAGAAAATATTAAAGACTTTGATTGATTCTACAGACGTAGAAAAGAAAGAAGTTTATTTAAGCACGATTAAAGAATGCATTACTTTGATTGATGAAAAGCTTGACACTGCTGATTTAAATGCTAAAGACAAACTTTTAAGAGTCAAAGATAAACTCTTAAATGACAAACAAGAAATAAACGAAGATTTCATAAAAAATATTTCAAAGCTTGTTGAGTTAAGAAGTAATTTAAAAGAAAATTAAACGTTATAAATAATGGCAGATACAGTTACAAGTGAAAATATTTTAAAGTTAAGAGAATTGACCAATAAAATATGTAAATCACCTAACAGTGATTACGAAAATGTTTTAAAAAATGTAAAGTTATTAATTGAGGAGAATGAAGAAGAAGTTTCTAATTTAACAACATCACTAACTAAAATCAAGTGTTATGAAAAAATGTGCTTAAAAATAAATAACATTTTAAACAGTATTAAAATTTAACCATGTCAGAAGTAACAGGAACTTGGGGGGATTACAGCAAGTTGGTTCTAAAAGAACTAGAACGTCTTAACGATAACTATGATAAAATGAGAAGCGATATGGATACTCGTTTCTCAGAACTTAATCAAAAACTTACCGAGTTCAAGAATACGGAAGGTAAGGTTGAAAATCAATCCAAGTGGATTGAAAAGGTTAATGACGTATGGTCACCATCTCAGATGAAAGAAGCCAAAGATGAAATATATCGTCAAAAGAATAGATGGGCGGCTGCAATAGCCATTATAACCTTTGTTCAAATAGCAGTTGGTGTTGCTATAGCCCTTTGGGGAAAGTTTAAATAAAGTACTTGACTCTATCAAAAATTTTCATTATACTTGTATAAAAACCAGGAAAAATGAAAACAGGAAAAGAAGTTAAAACCAGTAATTTCAAGGATTACAATGTAGTTTTTGGAAGCGTAAACAACAAAAACCCTAAAGCTGTATATGTCAATCTTTCAGCATGGGCCGAACCCAAACATGAATTAGATATAAACTATTCTAGGGTTATCAGAAACATCAATAAAAAAGTCAAACAAGAACTTTATCTTTTGATAAACAATGACAAGACTTCTAACTTTATAAAAGAAAGAACAATTGTAGATTTTGACATAAGAAAATCTGGTATAAGATTTGGAAAACGTAGTTTTATGAGTTGTGAAATTACGTTGTTTTCTGAAATTGAAATACCAGTAAACTCAGAATACATGAAAAATGTACTAACTGATGTATCAAACCATTTAATTCAAAAGGTTTTTGAGCACAACGATACGTTTAGTTTTTACAAGAAAAAAAAATAAAAACCAAAGCCTTAACTATATAGTTAAGGCTTTTTTTATTTATCCCACATATTTATATCTATAAGCTAGCAAAACATTATGGATATAAATTATAATAAAATTAAAACACTTAGACGTGGCGAGACTGGGTTCGGTTATTTGATTGAACACGATGCTGGCTATATAAGCCCAGACGAACCAAGAAACCAGCCTTTTATCAATGAGATAAAAAAATTAGAAACTGGTAAGTTGGTTATTGCCGAACCACTAGTGGTTTACGTTATCCTACAAAAATACGGTATTCTAAACCGTAACGGACGTATATATCCAAAAGAAATCCTTGTAAGACAAAACGAATTTTATCAAAAAGCAATTAGAGAGCGTAGTGCGGTTGGTGAACTAGACCACCCAGAATCTAGCATTATTGCTGGTGATAGAATTTCACATAATATAATTGAAACATGGTGGGAAGGCCAAACCCTTATGGGTAAAATGGAAATTCTTATGACACCAGGTTTTATTAATTACGGTATTGTTTCAACCAAAGGTGATGAGGTTGCTAATCTATTGAGAAATAGAATAAAGATTGGTGTATCATCTAGAGGTGTTGGTTCATTGAAAGAAGGTAGAAATGGTGAACAAATTGTTCAAAATGATTTTGAGATTATCTGCTGGGACGTAGTAACAGCTCCATCAACACCAGATGCATGGATTTTCAAGAATGTTGAAGAGGCAAAACCTTATGTTGAGAGTGTAGAACCAAAAAAAGCTATCATTAAAGAAAACTTAATTGATAAACTTGATAACTTTTTGACTGAATAATTCAAAAAACATCATTTTTTTTAAGTTGTATTTGTCTTTTCGCTAAAAGACATATATTTATTATCAAATAAGGTAAATATAATTTATTTTATCTACTAAAAATAAAACAAACAAACACTAAAATGGCAGACAAAAAATCAATACTTGAAGAAGCTCTTTTGGATATCAAAAATATTCAGAGTGCTCTCAATGCCAACACAAAAGAAATACTTCGTAGCGTAGCTAGAGAAGAAATTGATGGTGTTGTGAAAGAATCTCTAACCAAAGAGGTTTATGAAGAAGAGGAAGTTGATTCTGAAAAGAAAGAAAAAGCTGAATCTAAAAAAATGACAGAAGGTATGGACACAGAAGGTATGAAAACTGAAGGCATGGGTGCTGAAGGTATGGCATACGAAGAAGGAATGGATGACTTAGGTGCATCAGAAGAATTAGACATGACCTCTGCATCAGATGAAGACGTTATCGCAATTTACAAGAAATTAAGTGGCGATGATGAAATCGAAATCGTAGGTGACGAAATTCACCTTAGTGTCTCTGAACCAGGAGAATACGTTATTAAAACATCTGACCTTGAAGCTGCTCCAGAAATGGAACCAGAAATGGAACCAGAAATGGAACCAGAAATGGGTGATGAAGAAGGTGACGTAGATTACGAAATCGAAATGGGTGACGAAGAAGATGGTGAAGAACCAACTGATTTGATGCCAGTAGATGACGAAGAAGGTGAAGAGGAAGAGGAAGAAGAAACTGAAGAAGAAACTGAAGAACCTATCGAAGAAAAAATTAGCATTGGTACTGGTATGAGCGTGGGAACACATCGTAACAAAACAGCTGCTGGTTCTATCGGGGCTCCAGAAAATCCTAAAGCTATTACTGAATCTGCTAAGAAACTTGTTTCTGAAACGACCAAAAAATATAACCTTCTATTAACCGAAACTAGAAAATTAAAATCTGAGAATGAACAATTTAGAGGAGCTTTAAAAGAATTTAGAACTAAGTTAGTAGAAACCGTAGTGTTCAACAGCAATCTTACTTATGTAACGAAATTGTTTACTGAACATGCAACTACCAAAGGTGAAAAACAAAACATCATCAAAAGATTTGATGAACAAGTTACAAACCTTAAGGAGTCTAAAAAGTTGTACAAAACTATTGCCAATGAATTGGAATCTAGAAAACCAATTTCAGAATCAGTAGAGAATAAAATCATCAAAGAGGCTACTACAAGTTCTTCAAAACAATTGAATGAAAGTACTGCGTATGTAGACCCTTCAACAAAGCGAATCTTAGATTTGATTAACAGAGTTGAAAGAAAATAATAAAAACAAAAAACAAAAAACAAATAAACTATGTCACACTTATTAACATCTGGACAAGTGGGTAACATCGGATTGAACCACATGAAGGCTATCCGTAAAGAAACCCAAGCAAAATGGGATAGCTTAGGCTTCCTTGATGGTCTTAAAGGCCACGTAAAAGAAAACATCGCTCAGTTATATGAGAACCAAGCTTCTACATTATTAACTGAAACTACAACTGCACAATCTTCTGGTTCTTTCGAAACAGTTGTATTCCCAATTGTACGTAGAGTTTTCTCTAAATTATTAGCTAACGACATCGTGTCTGTACAAGCTATGAACATGCCTATCGGTAAATTGTTCTTCTTCGTTCCTCAAACTTCTAGCCGTGTTGACGGTTCTGGTGTTGCTGGTAACGATTACGCAACAACTCCTTACGGTACTACTTATTCAGCTCACACTGGTCTTAACGGTGAACACAACGGTACTGCTACCGCTGCTGCTCTTCCAGTTGCTGTAACTAAAGCTTCAACTCCGTTGACTCAGTTTGAAGCTAAGAACTTGTATGATATATTCTACAACGATGGTATGTTTGACAATTCTAAAGGTACTTTAACTATCAAAGTTATAAATATGTCTTCTCTTAACGCTTACGTATTCGGTAATGATGGTTCGCTTAGTGCTACTACTACTGGTAGTAACATCCTTCCATTGGCTACTGACGGTTCTGTAAGAAGCGTTATCGTAGGTCTTTCTGGTTTCTCTAACAACACTAATGGTGCTGAAGTATTAACTGGCCCAGATGGTAACGTTATTGATACTGAGTCTTTCTTGGCTTCATTGATTTGTACTACTACAAACGCTATTAAAGATGCTGACGGTAATACAGTTATTGCTGCTAATGGTGAAGTTCCATTTCGTCTTGTTACTCAACAATACGGTAAAGCTATCGTACAAAATAAAGGTACGTTGACTAGTCCAGCTGGTGTAATGTATGTAGAATTAGACCTTCGTCACCCAGTTGGTACAACTGCTGCTGGTACAGCTGTAGCTGGTACTGCTACTTATGACGGTTATGTAGGTGCTACTGGTACAACAGGTGGTGTATTAGGTTCAGTATCTGGTTTAACTACAAACCCAGCTTACAAATTTGCTTGGGCTGAATACTCTTCATTAGAACTTGAAACTGAATTGGGTGAAGTATCTTTCAACCTTGCTGAAGTTGTAGTTGCTGTTGAAGAAAGAAAATTACGTGCAACATGGTCACCAGAATTGGCTCAAGACGTTAGTGCATTCCACAACATTGATGCTGAAGCTGAATTGACAGCTATGTTGTCAGAACAAGTTGCTGCGGAAATTGACCGTGAAATCCTTAGAGATTTGCGTAAAGCTGCTGCATGGCAATTGCGTTGGGACTACAACGGTTGGAGAAAAGCTTCTTCTGCTGCTAGCCCATACACTCAAAAAGACTGGAACCAAACTCTTATCACTAGAGTTAACCAATTGAGTGCTCAAATTCACAAATCAACTCTTCGTGGTGGTGCTAACTTCATCGTGGTTTCTTCTGAAATCAGTGCAATTTTTGATGATTTGGAATACTTCCACGTATCTGATGCTAACCCAGAGCAAGACCAATACAACATGGGTATTGAAAGAATCGGAACTTTAAGCGGACGTTACCAAGTGTACCGTGACCCTTATGCTCCAGCTTACTCAGTAATCGTTGGTCACAAAGGTAAATCATTATTGGATACAGGTTACATTTACGCACCATACGTGCCATTGCAATTGACTCCAACAATGTACAATCCTTTCAACTTTGCTCCAGTTAAAGGTATCATGACTCGTTACGCTAAGAAAGTCGTAAATAACAGGTTTTACGGGCATGTAAGAGTAGACGGTGTTCCTACATTCAATGTTGCTGAATTGAGATAATCATTTCTAAAACTATAATATAAAAAGGTGGAAATATTTCCACCTTTTTTGTTTTATATACTTGACTTTTGAATGAATTGTTCGTATATTTGCGTTATGAGTAAGAAAATAGAATTAACACCAGAGCAAACACAAGAATGTTTGAGGATGTATAATGAAGAGCTATTAGGTTCAACTACCATTAGTGAAAAGATGGGTATACATAAAACAATCATTATTAGAACACTTAAAGAAAATGGTGTTGTATTGGGGCCATCTGGTAGAAGAAATATTGGTGGTAGAGAAGTAGCACAAGCAAAATATAACAATAAACCAGAAGTTAGGATTAAAAAAATAAAAAATTATAAATTATGGGCCAAAGATAAAAATGATTATTTAAAAGAAAAACACTCTAAATGGAGAAAGGAAAACCGTGAACATATAAATCAATATGCTAGAGATTATGAGCGTAAGAGACGTGCTGAAGACCCAAAGTATCGTTTAGGTGTTAGAACCCGTACCGCTGTTTGGCAATTGCTTAAAGAGCGTGGTATTAAAAAAACCAATAAAACATTTGAATTGCTTGGGTATACGATTGAGGAATTGATGAATCATTTGGAAAAACAATTTGTAAACGGTATGACGTGGGATAATTATGGTGAGTGGCATGTTGACCATATAAGACCAATGTCAAGTTTTAATTTTACATCACCAGAAGACCCAGAGTTTAAAGAGTGTTGGCGATTAGAAAATCTTCAACCATTATGGTGGCCAGATAATCTTTCAAAGGGTCCAAGATATTTATAAATATGAAATCGCTGATTAAAAATTTACTAAGAGAGGGTCTTATTTCTGAAGAGGAAAATAAATATATTTTAATCCCTTTTAACCCAGAAGATTATAATGAAGATATTGAAGAATATGGTTTAGATGAAGATGGGTTGTTTGATAGAGTACATGAAATAGCCAACGAAAACGGTTTAAATATTTTAAGGGATAAAAGATTATCCAGTGTTTTAGTTGACATTGAAAATAAAATAGCGATAGGTGCTGTTTGGGTTAGTGATAACAATGATAGTTTTTCTTTTGATATTGCTTTGGATAAAAAATATCAAAATTTAAGATTATCTCATTTATTGATTGATTCGGCTTTGGGAGAATATCAAATGCAAAATGAAATATATTTTGAGATGAATAATAAAAAATTACCAATGAATGTTGACGTAATAAACCCAAAACTAGCGGACATATTAAAAAGAAAATATGGTTTTAGGTCAAAAGAAAAAATAAGTAATGATAGAGCAATAATGACTAAAAAATAATTAATATTCTTATATAAACTTAAAAAGGCTAGAAGAAATTCTAGCCTTTTTTTGTTTTATGTGTATATTATACTTATGAATATTTTAGTAACAGGTGGTCTTGGTTATATTGGTAGCCAGTGCTGGTGATAGGATTTCCTCGTCATTCTGATGCCTATTTAAGTCTTCTGGTGTTACCAGCCATAAGATACCAAAAGTATCGTCAGATAGCCTTAAAATGATTATTTCTGGTCTTTCTGACCGTTTAAATATTACAGGGTATTTACCACGTTCAACCGTTTTGATTCCAACATTTAAACCTAATTTTGATAAATCTGGGATGTGGTAATCTTCTGAATCACCAATACTAAAATCAACAAATGGTTTTCCTAGATATTGTTCTAGTGCCATTTCACCACCAATACCAGTTCTCCAGCGATAAGCTTCATTATGTGGGTCTGCTTTGTGGTGCGATTCTGATTTCTTTTTTGCTATGATGTCCTTTATGAATTTGTCTAACTTGTTGGTTTCCAATAATTTAACAGTATTATACTGATTTAAAAGACTGTTAACCATGTAGTTATACAAAAGACTATTCAGCTGATTCACTTTCTTGTTTAATTTTATCCAGTTTTTCTTGTGCTTCATTTACCGCTGTTCTAACATATTTACCCAAATCCATATTATTAGGGTATTCTTTGGTCAAGTTTGTTATTTGTGTCAATAAAGCGGATTTGATAATTGATTCTTTTGTTGTCATAATAGGTTAAATTTATTTCTATACAAATATACATAAAAAAAACCGAAGATGCAAGTCCTCGGTTTTATTTTTGTGTTAACTATTATTTTTGATTAGGCTTTGGTTCCACAGTTGGCACAGAACTTATCAGCCTTGCCTAGTTTGGAACCACAGTTGGTACAATATCTTTTTACATTGATATCAGCTACGGTGTTAACCTTTTGTGAAATTGGTAAAAGTTTATACTCTAGTGTATAGAATGGTGAATATTCAAATGATTTGTTTACATAGTTGAATTCTTGGTCAGAGTGTGAGCCTTTTTCAACTCTACCTGTTTCTATTGATTTTTTGCTTCTTACTGGACTTTTTTTAACGTCTTTAACAGCATCAAAACTATCCAAAAAATCCAAAGTTACTTCAGAATTATAAAAAGAATTTGTATTAGATAAATTAGCTGTTGATACAGATGATGTAAAAGAACCAGCATTTGTACTTGTTATAGAACCATTTACAAACGAATTTGTAGATAACGTACCACTTGTGCTAGTACGTAAATACTTAGGGTCAGTACCTGTAGAATAAGCACCACCAATATTTGTATTGCTGTAATAGATATGAGGTCTATAAGTCCAATCTGGTGTTATTCTAATTGGTTGATTTTCTTGACGTTCGTTATAAAATTCAACTTTGATATCACCATTCTTTTCAATGGCTTTTTTAACCTCATCGCTTTTACCTACTTCATAGGTATCAAATAAAAATTTTTGAGCAACGTCCAGATAGCGGTCAAGAAATACACGTTGACCTGGGTTAATTACTAGACCTCCTTGGGAAATAACTTTTCCATTCAAGTGAATCTTAGCCAAAATTACATTTGATGTTGGGTTGAATAATTCAATTTGGAACTCTTGTCCTTTTTGAAGATAATAGGTCGGCATGTCCAGACCTTTAGAATAGAGCTTTATACGGCTCTTGTTGACAGCAAGGTTTGCTGTAGGCACGTTTAGTGCCAAGTAGTTGTTTTTGTACATTTGTTTAACTTTTTAATTTTTGTTATTTGTACCGATACCTTTGTTGCCTAGACAACTCTAAACTGTTTTACCAGTCGGGACCAATACGTTAGTTAACGCAATAATAAATATACCAAAACTTATAAAATTGTCAAGCGATTTTATTGAAAAGCTGGACCCATTTCACAAATAGTTGATTGAATTTGATGCCAATATGTATCAGCTTCGTCTGGCATTGAATCTCCAGACATACCATTATTTTTGATTTCTGAATTGATTGAGTTTTGTTCATGTCTAAGATTTTCCAAAGGAACATGAATTTTTTGCATGATTTTACCCTTGCTCATTTCATCCATACCTTCTAGGGCTTTGTTTACATAAAACACAGCTTCTTGGTAGCTATCTATGGTCAGTTTGTTACACAGGGTTTGTGTAGCTTTGTTCATATTTTGACCATCAATCATTTGTTCATTTAAACTTTGTTTAATCATATCAATAGACCCAAGAGTTTTAAAATTGTTGCAATGTTCATCACCAGAACCACCACTACAAGCAACACCGATTTGATTGTTCTTTTTTAAATTTTCATAGGACTTATTTAGCAACATAACTTTGGCTGATGATTCTCCAGCTAAAACAGCTTCAACCAATCTGTGATAACCGTCTAGTAAATAATATTTTCTATCATAAGTCATAGCTACTTGCATAGGCTTGGCTTTGCTTTTTGATGGTCTTTTTTCTTTTATATTTTCAATAGCCCATTCTAAATTAACTCTGTCCAAAATCAATGAACTAAATGATATGTTCATTGAAATACTCCCTAGATGTTCATCTGCCATTGATTCTAATATTGTTCTTAATTTATTTTTAATAAAATCTTTCATATTACTGACCTTTTCTTAATTCTACTTGGCTGATAATATCAAATTGAACAGCGTTCTTTATTGTGGTTACTTCTAGATTTG